TGGATGCAGTATCTAAATCTAACAGAAGATGGCTCAAAGGACTTGATGGAAGAAAAATCATCATCAGACACCCCCACGCAGCCCTAAATAGTTTGCTTCAAGGAGCAGGAGCAACAGTCATGAAGGTTGCGTTGACAAAGCTAGATGAATATGTTATAAATAAACGAATCAAAGCTTATCCTGTAGTTAATGTACATGATGAGTTTCAATATGAAGTTGAACAAGAAAGGGCAGATGAGTTTGGTAGATTGGCAGTACAATCAATTATAGATGCTGGTAAGAAATTAAATCTTAGATGTGAATTAGATGGAGAATACAAAATTGGAAACAACTGGTCAGAAACACATTAGTACAGTAGCTGATGATATTAAAAAGCTTATAGCTGATATATCAAATGGTAAACCTGCACCCATAACAGAAGAGAATATGAATGACTTTCTTAACAATGTTAAGGAAGCTATGATAGCATGGAACACACCACCTAAAAAAGAAAAGTATGATGGTACTTTAAGAATGAGTATCTTAGGTAAACCTGCTAGACAATTATGGTATGATAAATTTTCACCTAAAGAAACAAAAGAATATGATGCTAGTAATAATTTAAAATTTTTATATGGACATATTATTGAACATTTAATTTTATATTTAGCAGAATTATCTGGACACAAAGTAGAAGATAGACAAAAGAAAGTTAAAGTAGATGGTGTCAATGGACATATAGATGCTAAAGTAGATGGTGAAATTTGTGATGTAAAGTCTGCATCATCATTTAGTTTTAAAAAATTTAAGAATGGTGAACTATTAAATGATGACCCATTTGGGTATCATGCCCAGTTATCAGGATATGAAGAAGCTGAAGGAACTAAATCAGGAGGTTTTCTTGTTGCTGATAAATCTAATGGTGATATATGTTTTTATAAACCAGAAGACTTAGCTAAACCTGATACAAGAAGTTTAATAAAAGATTTAAATACTAAACTTGCTAGTGATACACCACCTGAAAGATGTTATGAATTAAAGACAGAGAAGAATGGTAATAAAATTTTACCAGTTGGTTGTCAATTTTGTATACATAAGTTTGAATGTTATGCAGATGTAAATAAAGGTAAAGGTTTAAGAGTATTTAAATATTCTAATAAGAATGTATTTATGGCAGATGTAGTTAAAGAACCTAATGTAGAAGATATAACAAAAGAGTTTCAAGATGGAATTAAAACACAAGCACCTGCTAGTTAGAGCAGAAGTATTAGACCCTCCTAAAGATTTAAAGATGATGAGGAAGTGGACTAAGAACTTAATAAAAGATATTGATATGAAAATATTGGCTGGTCCTTATGCAAAGTATTGTGATGTAAAAGGTAATAGAGGATTAACTTGTGTGACTATAATAGAAACATCCCATATAACTTTACACTCATGGGATGAAATGAATCCTGCATTAGTACAGCTTGATGTTTATAGTTGTAAAGAATTAGATGAAACTATTGTGTTTGACTATGTTTATAAGTTTATGCCAGTAAGAATGTCATATAGATATTTTGATAGAGAAAATAATTTTAAATTAATAAAGTTAAAAAAATGAAAGTAAAAGAAAAAGATTACGAAGTTGTATATGAATGTATAGTATCAGAACAAGTACCACCTGATATGATTGCTAAATATTTTGAAGATGAAAAGTTTTTAGATTATTGGAGAGAAAGAAATGAATACAAAAGGGATGAGTAAAATAAGAAACAAAGCTAAAGCTATTCTTGTTGAATGGTTAAAGACTTTGTTAAATGAAGAGGAACAAAAGAAAGTTAATATAAAAAACATATTAACATTACTTCCTAATCAGACTCATTACTTTAGTGGAGAGACATTAAGATTACAACCTTGGTCTTACAAATGGGTCGTCAAGAAGTTAAAACGCAACCCAGAGTTGACAATAGATGATTTAAATGCTATGTTGCAACCAAGTGAAAAAGATTTAAGAAGAAAAGAAATGATAGAAAAAGGACCACTATAATGACACATAAAGATATGTTTAAAGGTACTACATACGATTCATTAAATAAACAAGTAGATGGGAATCACTACTCAAAGATGAAGATTCAACCTGCTGAATTTATTAATGAAAATAATTTATTGTTTGCAGAAGGTAATGCTATAAAATATATCTGTAGACATAAATCAAAAGGCAAACAAAAAGATATTGAAAAAGCTATTCACTATCTTGAAATGATACTAGAGAGGGATTACTCATGAGTTTATCTGAAGCACAAATACAACAGTTAGAGAAAAGAGCAAAAGGTTTTCGCAGACTTATTGCTGCATTAAATGATTTGAATATGTATGGTATACATCAACAAATAGATAAAATATTATTTGTTAAAGTTGATGAATTAAAAGACCATTTAAAATTAAAAATAAAAAGAAACAATGATAAGTTAAATGAATTTTATACAGAGAGTGTTGATAGTTTAGTTGATGATGATTATCAAACTGGAGAGATAGGATATAAACCTGAACCTGTAAAAAAAGAAGAACCTATTGGTGAATCATTTACAAGTAAAAGTTATGATAAAGAACACGCAACAGATGTAAGTTTTGAAAATGAATAATATATTAGGAATGGATGGTAAACCAAAACAACCTATTGGTACAGTATATCATATGCGTTTATGTTTAGTAGGTTCTGATGATATAGATATTAAAAATGTACAAACATTTGGTATAGCTGAAGATGGTTTCTTTATGGTAAAGAGTCATGATAATACAAAGCTTCCAGTATTTATGACTAACCCTGCAAGAATACAAACTGTTGAGGTGTATAAAGATGGTGATAAACCATTAACAAAAAAGAAAGGAGCAAAGTCAGATGATGACTTTCTTCTAGATTTATTAAAGAAAAAACATGCGACAGAATCCAAAACTCAAAAGTAAAAAGAGAGTTAAAAGAAAAGAAGCTGAACTTATGGGATTCAAGCTTATCATTAACAATCAAGGACAATTTATTACAGAAATAAAAAACTATCCAATGGATAAAGTTGATTTACATTTTCATAAAAATAATGCTGGTGTTATAACAGCAATGTTAAGAGAATGTAAAACAAACTTTACCGATTTGTCAGAGGAATTAGAAAAAATTGCTAGAGATGTATTTTATAGTTAAACTGCAGTTGCTTTAGCAGGTATAGGAGTGCATCCAAACTTAATGTAAATGTTATATTTATTTACATCTTCCCTACCTAACTCTAAAATTTTTTCTGAGGATTTTTTATAACCTGCTGTCATACAATCATAAGCATCATTGTATCTTGTTTCAAATGTAAGAGGAGGAATACAAGTTGTTTGACCTTCAACAACAGAACAAATTATCATAGTTAAAATATATTTCATTAGTCTAATATTAGAGAAGTAATCTTCTTTTCTCCCATATAGACTTCAATGTTTGCCTTAGATTGAATACATTTATATACTACTCTATCATTGCTACTCTTATCTTTCATAGCATATCTTTTAGCTTTTAAACAATTTGATAAGCTTTCATGATATCTATGTTCAATAATCTTATGGTCTTGTAAAAGTAAAAGAGCAAATACCATCTCTATCATTAGTGTCCTCCATTGCCATTTCTAATTAATTTTTCTACATCTTCATTTAATTTTTTAACTTGGTCTTTTAAAAAATCAATATTAACTGCATTGTGTCTCATGCCTTTAATTTCTTTTTCTATATCTTCAACGATAGAACTAAGATGTTCCACCAACATAAAAAGTTCTGCTTCTCCACTTGATTGACCTAATTCACCTCTAGGATATTTAATTCTAAATTCTGAGTTAGCTTCTAAATCTTTTTCCATTAGTTCTAATTTAGTGCTATGTTTGTTGAGTGTTTCTACCACACCAAAATATGCCCATACTCCTACAGCAACAGCAATAACTATGCTAATAAGATTTTTCATTGGCATACTTACTGATGTATTTTCACTAATCTTCATTATATTCCTTGTAGTCTAGGGTCTTTACTAAATATATTCTTTGTTGCTTTAGGTCTAGCTAAAGAATCTTTACTTCTTTTTCTTAACTGTGCAACAGCAGACTCCTTTAGTTGTCTTTCTTTTTTTACTTTTTGTAAATCTTTTAGTAAATTCATTTCTTTTTCCTTTTACATTTACATCTTGGTGCAAATAGTTTATCTATCCAAGAACATACTATATCTAATTTTGAAAAACAATTATAAAAAAATTTATCTAACATAACCTGGTTCTAAAAATAGTGCCATCAATACAAATAGTATTATCAATATCCCTGTAAAATAATAATTCATAATGACACCTCATATATTACTTCTTACCATTTCTCCAGATTTGTGTTCCTTTTATACCATACACACTCGCCACGACAAGAATCCACAAATTAGTGAACCATTGGGGAAGCTGTGAAAAGTATTCAAAAAATAATTTTACCTTGTCCATAGCAGCAGGGTCTTCTGATACGACTGCCCAAGCTAACACAGCCACAGGAGCTGAGAGAACCAATAAAATAAATTCGTCTTTCCAGTCCGACTGTCTTGCTTCTAATAATTTACCCTGATATTCTGTTTCACCTCTAGCCATCTTAGCTGCGTGGTGATGTTGTGCATCAGCCATCATCATCTTAGTCTCTTGTCTTTTTTTAAAGATGTGAGTACCAGCTTGTAATGCAACTTTTGCTAAACTAAACCATGCCATTTTTTTCTAACCACTCCTTTACATTGAATGATGGACACTTCTTGACATCATCTACTTCATAGTGTCCTATAATTCTTTCTATATTATATTTATCTTTTAATGTTTCTAATATTTGTTTTAATGTATCAAATTGTTCTGGAAGAAAATTATTTTCCCATCCACCATTACTATCTGAACCACCTACCATACAAATTCCTATTGATGTTCCATTAACTTGTCTAGCATGAGAACCAGTTCTATGTTCTTCTCTACCAGTTTCTAACTTGCCATCTCTTTTGATAACATAATGATAACCAATATCATCCCAACCATTGTCAACAACATGCCAATGTTTTATTTTTTCTACACCTATATCCATATCTTTAGGTGTTGCTGAACAATGTATTACTATAGTATCTGTTTTAGTTCTTGGTGTCATATGTTAAACCTAGGGAGCATTACACTCCCTAAGTCTTGGAGGTTATTTTATTTTTATTGTTTTAGCTTTTTTCTCTTCAGGTATTTCTTCAAATAATTTTATATTTAAAATACCATCTTTGAAATCAGCCGAATCTACTTTGATGTATTCAGACAAAGTAAATTTTCTAACAACACTTCTTGATGCGATACCTTGATGTATTAAACTATCATTGTCTTTATCTTCTTTCTTAGCTTTGATAGTTAGTACACCTTCTTGTAACTCACATTCAATATCAGATTTAGTGAAACCAGCTAATGCCATTTCTATCTGATACTTACCTTTACCAACTTTTCTTATGTTGTATGGAGGAAAGTTAGAAGTGTTTATTCTTGAGACTTCATTTAGTGAATCAAACATTCTATCAAAACCGATAGAAAAGTTTCTAAATGGGTCAAAATTTATTAAATCGTATTGTGTCATATTAATCCTTTCGTTAAGCGATTTAAATTTAGTAATCCCTAATGGGCATTACTTTACTATATTATAGTAATTTTTCTATTCCTTGTCAACAAACAGGTTATTGTATATACTCTTTAATTCTTCCCTATTTTTACCATCAATTCTTTTATTCAATATACCTGTGACATTTGATGACCAGTTCTTATTCTCTGCATATCCAGTATCAGCTATGGCTTGTATTATATCAGCTTTACTAGCTTCACCATTATTAAATGCAGTTATTGTATCTCTTACCCCTTGATATTTCTCTGAGTTAGCTACCATATTTAAAAAGTCTTTTATAGAATCTTCTTCAGTAGGATATTTTTTTATCATGGCATTACTACCTCTAGCTTTTATATGAGGTTCATTTTTATCAAATACTTGTATGTTAAATAAATTATTACTTCCATCTTTTACAAATCTTGAAGTACCCCAACCAGTCTCTTCACTATTGATAGCAAGTATAATATCATTAGGTATTATATTATCTTTATTTACTTTATATACTTTTTCTGCAGTATTTAATAACCAAGCTTTTTTGTTTGGTTCTAATGCTGATACATCATCATAATTTTTTTCTACAACAACATCAGGTTTTTTCTTAGGTAATATTTTATTTTCAACAGCTTTATTCATTTCATTAACACCCACACCTGTTGCAATTATAGAAGCAGCAGCTATAGCAGATAAATCTTTTTTATTCATATTTTCCTCACTTGATGTTTCTTTTTTAATATTAGCACCTTCACCTGTTGTAGTATCAACTTGCATTGATTTAGAAGGAGTTACAATATCACCTTCACTTAATTTTATTTTATCACTACCTTTTGGTACTGGTAATAAACTTGTTGGAACATCAATTAAATCTAAATCTTGTCCAATGTTTTGAATAATTTTTCTCCAGTTAGGTAAAGGAGCTATTCTATCTAATGTTCTTTGCCAAGCTTTGTCAGTATTTCCTTGAACAAAATCTTTAGATATTTTATCTAATTCATATATCATACTACCTGCAGGAAAAGCTAAAAAGAATGGTTGTCTAGAACCTGGACCAACAAAAGTATTAGCTAAAAATTCTGGTAACACACCTGATAAACCAGATAGTCTTAATGATTCTGCCCACCATGTATCTGTATCAGAATCTATATCAGTAACAACTTCACCATACTTCGCCATCTCTCTTAATTCTTGAATACCACCATAAACAGGAATAGCAGAAAGTAATTTTACCATAGTTCTAACATCACCATTTTCTATTCTTTGTAAAATTTTATTTGTTTGTGTAGACTTAGCCATAGCCCAAGATAAAAACTGACCCATCAATCTTACCCATGGTGTTTGACTTTGTGTAAATAATAATCTGTTTGATACTTGAGGTATAATTGCATCTCTATTTGATGCTTGAATACCTGCATCATTTAATAATTGTTTTCCTAATTTAGTTTTTGCAGCATCATTAAAAGATTTATTAGCACCTAGTTTTAATGCATCAGTAGCTGATATACCATATCTTTCTAAGTCAGCTACAAGTTTTGCTCCTTTAGAAGATGTAAGTTTATTACCTTTACTTACATATCTAGCTAATTTTTGTGCAGAAATAAAAGCATCATTAGCACCAGCATTATATGCAAATCTTCTTGCAAATCCAGTTAACCATTCAAGTCCTGATGCTCTAAAAAATGCAGTATTTAATTTTGACATAGCACCACCACTACCCATAAAACTACCCATAGTAGTTAGTTCATCACCTTTTACTGCTAAAGGTTTTTGTAATGCTACTTGTATTTCATTTGTAACTGCTTGATTTAAATTTTTTGCTAATCCTTTTTCTGATTTAGCTGTACCACCAGTTTGTACTAATGCTCTTAACCATGTTGACCAGTTAGTAGAGTTAGTAAAAGGTTGTACTAAATCACCTAATGATGCAATAGTAACTCTATCCAACATATTTAAGTTAGACATTGTTGCTAATACACCTGCAGTATTTTTTAATTGATTTCTTCTAGCTTGTCCAAATCTATCAAAGTATGCTTCAATAGTATCTTCTACTAATTTAATTTCTTTTTTAGCTAACTCTCTCCAATTAGCTTTACCTGTATTCTTATATTTTGTTTTTATTCCTTGTATATATGGAACTAAAAATTCACCATTAGGTCCAAACCTTTGAGCAAATGCTATAGATTTTGCAGACCTATTTACTAATGAAGCTAATATTTGTGCAGGGTCATTAATTAAAAAATTACCATCAGTTAATAATTTTTCTACTTGTTTATATGGTCCAGTTAATACCCTTTGTTTTGTAATATGATTACTTAATGGTGTTAATATATAATTTTGAGATATTTTTTTATCATTAATTAAGTCATCAATATTAGTTTTAATTAAATTAAATTCTGATATATCATTGATTTTATTAAAAAATTTTTCTGCTTCTTTTGTAGGATTTTTTGCTTTTTTTAATTTAAATATTTCTGTTAATACTTTTTTAAATTCATCAGGGTTTCTATTTATTTGTGCAAAATTGTAAACTCTAGGAAAATAATTTTCTACATTTTGTTTAGAAAAAATACCAGCATCATTGTACAATGTTTTAAAATCATCTAAATATTTTTGAACTCTACCCTTAACAATCTTTTCTCTATTTGTTAATTTAATTTTTGAACCTCTTAATGAATCAATAGCATTTTTAGATTCAGTAGTAGTAAAACCTTTTACAGTTTCAACTGCTCTTTTAGTCCATTCTCTTTGAATAGTATCTGCATTTTTACTAACAGAAAATCTAGTTAATGGTGAATCAATTCCTTCTAATAATAAATTACCAATTTTTTCTGTTTCTCCACCATATGCTTTTAATTTACTTGATGTAGTAGTTGCAGTTAATGCTCTTAGTTTTTGTAAAGTTAATTTAACTGCTTCATTATTTATAATATTACTTACTGTTTTCTTTTCACCTACTTGTAATACTTTACTAGCTTGTATACCTTTTTGTATAGCTCCAAGTGTAGCTCCACCTATTATCCATTTATTTAAATCATCATCTTCAGCACCCCATAAAGTACCAAATGCAGCACCTATACCAGCACCAGCTAAAGGTCTAACAGTAGCAGATAATAAATATCTAACACCAGCATCAAATATATCTTCTGATTTTCTTAATTTTTCAATAAGTTTTACTTCTCTTTGTGCTATTAAGTCTGTAACTTTTTTTTGTTTATCAGCTTGTTTTATAACTAAAGCTTTTCTATCTTTTTTAAATTGTTTTTCAATAGCTGTAATATCATTTTCTAATTTAGCTATTGTTTTAGTATTAGCTTTTGTCTTTTTATTTTTATTTATTTTAACTAGCTTATCAATTTTGTTTTGTAATTTTAATACATTTTTATCATAACCAAATTGTAATTCTTTAAATGGTTTAGAATAATTTTCACCAGCTTTTTTAATTAAATTATTTACTGTAATAAATTCTTTATCAGAAACAATGTCTTGTAATTTTTTTAAATCTTGTTTTTTAATACCTAATTTTTTAGCAGTTTGTCCTTCTGCTAGTCCAACTATTTGTTCTATCTTTTTAGCATCAGCACTTGGAAAATATTTACTAATAACTCTAAAAGCTTTTACAGCAGCAGGTCCAAAAGCAGCACCAGTTCCAGCAGCGATTGCAGCATCTTTAGGTCTAACTTCTCCATAGTTTGCAAAATCAGAAACTAATTTATCAAGTCCAATAGTTCCTCCACCTAATAATGCTAAACCTTTATATGTAGTTGTAGCTGCTCTTCCCCATGGTGTCATGTATGCTAATAAATAGAAAGGGTCTAATAAAAAAGCTGCCATTTCTCCAGCTTGAGTAGCTAAATCATTATCATATTTACCACCAGTAAATTTTTGAAATCTTCTATACAATGCACCTTGTTGTGCAGCTTCGTTTTCTAAAAGTATTTGTTTAAAATTTTTTTCATCATCAGCTAAATCTTGTAGTTTAGCTTTACCTATTCTATATACATTACCAAAGAATTGGTCTTGTTTATCAAAACCATAAAGAAATTTTCTAAACCAAGAAGGTTCATCTTCTGATTTTTGTGCAATAGATAAATCAGTATCTACTTTATCACCAATAATAAATTTATCATATTTATTAGTAGTTTCTGGTTTATCATCACTAATAATAAATTTATTGTATTTATTTAAATCTAGATTTTTATCTGTGGTAGGAGTGATAACAATATCACTAGGTTGTTTTTCTTCGTTAACAAGAAACTTGTCGTATTTTGAATAATCTGTATTTTGTATTTGTTCTGCCATTAGTCATTATTGTATTGGAGAGTATTTTGTAAAGTCATTAAGTTTAATTTGTGTTTCATCTATTGCATATTTTTCTTTTATTTCTTTACCTGACATTGGGAATGGAAGAACTTTAAATAATTCTTCTCTACTTTCAAAGACTGGTTGATTAGGTTTATCTGGTGCTATTTTTTTAATTTCTCCAGATTGATTAACTACATTTTCATTTGTTACATTATCAATTACTTTTTCTTCTTGTACAACATTAGGCATGATTTCAAATTTAGGACCATCAGTTATTGAAGCATTATCATTTTCTATCATACTTCTTGTTTCATTATTATCTGCCATAGTAACTATTTTTCCATCTGGAAATTTTACTTTCATAGTTTTACCATCAGTTTCAGTAGTAGTAGTTGTAGTAGTTGAAGTAGTTTTTTTATTTTCACTTATAGCTTTTTCTACATCTGCAAAAGCTTCATTGTATTGGTCTTGTGTTATTACACCTTCAGCTATTAATTTTTTAGCTACTGCCATTTTAACAGATAAGTTAAGTGCAGTATTAGCACCATACTGTTCATCATTTAATCTATTTTGTAAATTAATTTGACCTCTAGCATCTATAGCACCATCAGTAGTTGTAGTTAATTCTTTTAATACTTCAGCATAAGCTTTACCAACTTTATTTCTATTTTCAAAACCATTTATTTTTATACCTTGAAGTGTGTTATCAAAGTCAATAATGTTTGCTGTAGGTATAGCAATAAAATTAGTTTCTTTAGCAAATAAATTTCCAACTTTACCACCTTTACCTAAAACATTTCCATCTCTTACTGCAATAGAATAATCTCTAAATCTATTTTTTATATTACCTCTAATATCATCTGTTCTATACATACCTGGTAACATTGTTTTATCACCATTTAACATAATATATAATGCAGGTCCAGATGCATCTAAGTAACTTAAATACATTTTTTGAGAAGAGTTTGAACTATCAAATAAATGTTGACCTGCTCCTTTTATACTTTCAATTGTACCATCTTTAGAATAGTTAATATAATTTTTTACATTATCTATATTTAAAGATTCAATAGCACTTGTTGTAAAGAATACATTATTTTTATTTAATACTTCTGGATTTTTATTAAATAATTGGTCTTTTTGTTTTGTAGCTTCTGTAGCAAAATCTTTATAAATTTTACTATTTAAATTTACACCTCTTGCATAACCAGATGTATCACCACCTACTTTAACAGGAATACCTACTAAAGATTTATCAATATTTTGATTTGTTAATTCAACAGTTTCTGCAGCTTTAACTTTTTCTTCAACATCAGATAATAATTTTTTATCATCAACACCTTTCTTTTTAAGTATTTTATTAATTAAGAAACTATCACCTTTAGCTGCTTTAATAGCTTCAGCAGTTGCATCATTAATAGCTGTTTGTTCTTTTGCAGCATTAGCATTTATTTCATCAACACTACCTTTTAAAGTATAACCTGTTGTTGCTCCATCAAAATTATTAACTAAATCTTCTTGAACATCAGCAGTAAAATCTTTAAATCCAGGCATTGTATTACTTAAATATATAGATGCGTATGTTCTAGCATTTATTTTTTTATCTTTAAAATCAGCAGCAGCAGAATTTAATGCATCAAATTTTTCTTTCTCTGCATAATAATTATCTAATTCTTTTTCATATTTCTTTTCTTTTTGCTTAATGAGTAAATCTCTATTAGCAGCTAGATTAGCATTTCTAATTTCAAAATCTTCTTTAGTTAGCTCTCTATCTCTTTCAATAGCACCTTCTGCAAAACTAGCAAAATCTTTTAAACTAATACCCATTATTTATTCTCCTGTTCTTCTGTAGCTTCTTCTACTTTACTTGGTAAATCTTCTTTTATTTTAGATAACAAACTTGGTGCTACATCTTCTTTTGTAGCTTCTTCAACAACAGTATCTGCAATCTCATTATCATCATCATCTAATGTAATTGGTTTAACATTATCTTCTGGTATTTCTGTATCAGGGTCATCATCTTCCCCATCATATAATACATAATCTTTTATATCAGCATAGTCAGCAATGGCAATCAATAAATAAATTGTAGGTTCAATCATCATTAACATTAAGTCAGGATTGTATTTACCTTCACTATAACCTTTATATAAAACAACCTGTGCTATTTCATCTAAAGGTACACCATCATTAATAATATTTATTAACTTTCTAAGTGTATCAATCTCTGTTAACTCAAAGTATAAAGCTTCTAATGCATCTTCATCATTAGTATATTCAGGTGGATTTTCCCATGAATGTTTACTATCAGGAGAAACAGTTAAGCTTTCACCTGGAATAGGAGCATTAAAAGGATTAACACCTACTTTATCAAATTGATTTTCATTTACTTTTTCTGCCATTATATTACCTATATCTTTTTACTTTTGATGCAATACCTTTAGGTTGTTTACTAAATTGTTTACCTGCTGCTTTAGCTTTTCTTTTAGCTGCAGTTGTTCTTGCATATTCTGAAGCTGATAAAGCTTTGATTGCTGCACTTGGTAAATATCTTTCACCTGTTACAGATGATTTTTTACCAGACTTTGTTCTCCACTTTTGTTTACTCCAATTTTTTAAACTTTGTTGTGACTTAGCTAATGCCATATTATGCCTTATGTTTCTTTTGTACTTCAAACTTAGCTGTTAAACTAGCACCTTTATGTGGTACAAACTTACCAGTATGTTTCATTAATTTATAATTATTCTTTCCTTTTTTCATCCAATGAAAACCTTGTGGTGCTTTTACTCCTGCATATACTTCAGGTATAAAAGCTTTTCTCATTCCTAAACCCATTACTTATATCCTCCTCCAGCTTTCTTATAAGCTTTGGCTAATGCCTGGGCTTTTCTCGCTGACCATTGTCCAGCTTTTGTACCATGAGAAGCTTGTGCTTTTATTCTTTGAAATATTTTTTTTCTCATATTTGGTTTTGTATAATTTCCTGCTTTGTTAACTGTACTCATATATCCTTTCTTATGTGCTTGATAATATATTCATTTTTTTATAGTAATTTTTAATATGATTTGCGTTCATTGCTCCATAAACTTCTTCAATAAAATTACCACCTGCAGCACCTTCAATATTAGTTCCACCAGTACCTGTAGTTCCTGTTTCCATAGTCATATCTTCATAACCTGGAAATGCAAAAGGTTCAATAGTTTCTAATTCTCTATAGTTACCTAATAAAGAATCTGATTTTGCTAATGCAACATCTTTTAATTTTTTAGTTATAGTAGATTTACCTTTAGAAGTTTTAAACATATCATTACCAGTAAATTCATAACCTTTACCATCTCCTAATACTTTATAATTTTTACTATTAGCTATATCAAAATTACTTTCTAAAAATTTTGTACCTTCATCAAAATCAGTTACCATACCTTTGTACGCAACATTTTGATTTAATCCATTATTTTTTAATAGCTCACCAACTTGATAATCATTAATGTAAGTTCCTTCAGCTATAGCTTGTTTCTTAACATCACTAAAAAATCTCATTGCATCATTACTATAACCACTTAATGTATCTGCATATGATTTATTAATAGTGTCTGTTATTAATTTTTGATTTTGTAATTGTGATTCAGTTAATGATTTAGTAAACCATCCACTTTTACTTGCTGCAGTTTGTGTACCTAAATCTGATGCTTGAATAGTTCCTGCTCTTAATGATTTTGCAGCTTGGTCAACATCTAAAAGCATAGGACCTTCACCTGGACTAAATACTTCTACTTTACCTGCACTAGCTTTTTTACCAAATGTATTTCCAAAACTTGTTTTTGCATTGTTATATAAATTTTTTACACCATTAGATATTCTAGAAAATATATTATTACCTTTACCTATATTAGAAAAACTTTTTGTTATTCTATTTGTTATACTAGACATACCTTTTGATATTTGTCCTGAGATTGCATTAAATTTATTTCCTACATTAACACCCATTTGTCCAATACTTCTTACAAATGTATTAAATACACCTGTTCCTTGTGTGGCTGCCATGTTTGTAAATCCTGCACTTAATCCTGATAATGCATATGGCATTGCCATTGATAAAGCAATAGTACCAAGAGGTCCAAGTTTTTTATTTATTTTAGCAACACCTCTTATTACAGCTTTACCTACTTTTGCAATACCTTTTGCTATACCTTTAGTAATTTTACTTACTGGTTTCTTTACTGCTTTTGTTACTTTCTTAAATACTTTTCTTACACTTCCCATAATATTACCTATTGTTTATTTTTAAATCCTTTCCATATATCTATTGCAAAACCACCTAATGTTTTTAATGTATTTGCTCTACCTGCATCATTAACAGCTTCATTACCTAATGCAGCTATAGCTAAATTAGTTTGTCTTTCTTCTGCATTTTGTGCTGATTCATATTCCCATTTAGCAGCATCTCTCATTTCTTGCCATAAGAAAGATAATCCTTGATTACTTAAATTAAATGCGTTCATTGCATTAGCTTGATTAACAGCATTAACTCCTGCAGTATTTGCAGTATTAGTTTGTCTTCTCCATTGTACATTTGACTGTTCAATTAAATTTGCATTTTGTGTATTGAATTGATTTTTATTATATTCTAATTGACTGTTAAATTTTTCTATCTCTGAGTTTAATTGATTCTGTAATCTTTCTGCTTCTAATGCATTGTTTTGATTTAATGCAGCAACTCTATTAGATTCAGTTACATTGTATTGATTCATTGCATCATTTCTTGCAGCATTTTGCTGATTGATTGTAGATGATAAACTATTTACAAATTGATTTGTTTGATTAATACTTGAAGCATTAAACTGTGCAGCAGCATTATCTGCAGCTTGATTAGTTAACATTGCTTGTTGTCTATTCTGTGTATTTAAAACTTCTAATTGTTGTGCATTAGATAAGTTTGCCATATCCATTTGTAAAAATGCTTGAGCATTAGCTACAGCTTTTTGTTGTGCATTACTTAAATTAGCCATATCCATTGTAGCTAACTGTACAGCATTTTGCATTGTAGCTTGTTGTGTATTATTTAAATTTTGTAATTCAAATGTTCTAAATAAATTAGAATTAGATATTGCAGTTTGTTGTCTATTGTTTAGATTTAATACATCTAAACCTGCAGTAGTTTGTGCATTTGCTAAAGCTGTTTGTTGTCCAGCATTTAAATTAGCTAAAGCCATTTGCTGTTGTAACTGTGCATTAGTTAAACCAGCTTGTTGTAAGTTTGCTAAGTTTGCTAATCTTACTTGTTGTTGTTGATTAGCACCAGCTATAATAGCTTGTTGTTCATTCATTGCATTAAGCTTAGTTAACTCTTGAGCAAACTGCCCAGTCATCATCTTAGCTTTCATGTCATTCTCAGCATTAACTAACTGAGTTTGAAAATTCTGTTGTGCTGATAACACAGAAGCTTGTTGTTCGTTACTTAAATTCTGTGCTGCTCTTTGTTGTAATGCAGTAGCATTTGATTGTGCAATAGGTAATGCTGAATTAATTATTGCATTTACTAAAGCATCTCTACCTATTGTAGATTTACTTAAACCTCTTTGAGCTAAATTCTTTTCTACATTTTCTACAGCTCCTCTTGCCCATGTAGGAATCTGTCCAGTAT